GAGGCCGATCAGGTCCGCACCACCGACCTGGGCCTGTACGACGTGCCGACGGTGGACGGCATGAGGCTGGACGTTTACGGCAACCCCGTCGAGTACCACGTCCTGCGAGTCCATCCCGGCACTGACAGCTACCAGACGGGCACGATCGGATTCCCCTGGGAATACGACGTGTACCCGGCTGCATCCGTCATCCACTGGTTCCGCCAGGACCGTCCGGGCCAGCACAGGGGCATCCCGGAGATCACGCCCGCGCTGCCGCTGTTCGCGCAGTTGCGGCGGTACACGCTGGCGGTCCTGGACGCCGCGGAAGCGGCAGCCGATCACGCCATCGTCCTGTACACCACCGCACCGGCCAATCAGGAGTGCCAGCCGACCGTCCCGATGGACATCGTGGAGCTTGAGCGGCGGATGATGACCACGCTGCCGGAGGGCTGGCAGGCCGGGCAGATCGACGCCAAGCAGCCGACCACCACCTACGCCGAGTTCAAGAAGGAGATCCTCAACGAGATCGCCCGCTGCCTCTCCATCCCGTACAACGTCGCGGCGGGCAACTCGTCGGGCTACAACTACGCATCGGGGCGGCTGGACCACCAGACCTACTTCAAGGAACTGCGGGTAGACCAGAAGCATTGCGAGGCCGTGGTCCTGGACCGCATCTTCAACGCCTGGCTCGATGAGGCGATCCTGGTCACGGGCCTGCTGCCCCTGCCCGCCCGCACGTTCGCCTGGTTCCCGCGCCAGTGGTTCTGGGACGGCCACGAGCACGTGGACCCCCTCAAGGAAGCCTCCGCCCAGGAAAAACGCCTCCAGAACAACACCACCACGCTGGCCGACGAATACGCCCGCAAGGGCCAGGACTGGGAGACGCAGGTTCAGCAGCGGGCGAAGGAAGTGGCCCTGCTCAAGAAGCTGGGCCTCACGCCCGCCCAGGCCCTGCCCGCCCCACGTCAGGCCGATCCGTCCAAGCCGCCGGAGCCTGCGCCCGTGCCCAGTGGCGGCGGCGAGGGCGATGACGAGCCGGACGATGACGACGAACCCGCCGTCGATGAATCGGAGGATATCTGATGGCCAGGCGAAAGCAGCAGCCCGACGCCCCCCGCGACATCGCCTTCATGGCGCCGGTGGACATCCAGGCGGCTGCCGACCAGGGCGGCTGCCCGAAGTTCGCCATCAACGCCTACAACGGCGGCACGATGCGTCTGCCGGGGCTGTTTAGCCAGGTGGTCGTGGACCTGTCGGGCCTGAAGGTCGCCAGCCAGAGCGTCCCGATCCTGAAGGACCACAACCCAGGCAAGATCGTGGGCCACAGCAGCGTCGTGGCCAATAGCGGCTCGGCGCTGAACGTCTCGGGCCTGGTCAGCGGGACGGGCGAGGCGGCCCAGGAGGTCGTCGCCAACTCCAGGAACGGCTTTCCCTGGCAGGCGTCCATCGGCGCCCGCGTGGAAAAGATGGAATTCGTGGGCGACGGGGTCGTCTGCAAGGTCAACGGACAGGAATTCACCGGACCCTTGAACGTCGCCCGCAGGACGACGCTCGGGGAGGTCAGCTTTGTCGCGCTCGGGGCGGACACTTCCACCAGCGCGAGGATCGCGGCCCAGGCCGCGCAGGAGACAGACAACATGGACTACGAAAAGTGGTTGGAAGGCCGCGGCTTCGCGCAGGCCGACCTGGACGACAAGCAGCAGGCCAGCATGAAGGCATTGTTTGACGCCGATCAGAAGGCAGCCCCGCCGGCGACGGTGAAGGCGGCCGGCACTGCCGTCGCCGATCCGCCGGTGGTCGTGGACCTCACGCAGGTCCGCGCCGAGGCTGCCAAGGAGGCCCGGCGGATCGCGGCCATCAATACCGCCTGCGGCGCGAAGCACGCCGACATCGCGGCCAAGGCGATTGAGGAACTGTGGGACGGCGACCGGACGGAACTGGAGATTCTCCGCGCTGAGCGGCCCAAGGCCCCGGCGGTCATCATCCCCAACGCCAACGTGGACCGAAGCGTCCTGCTGGCCACCGGCCTCTTGAACGGCCGCGTGTCCGAGAAGTCCATCGTCGCGACCTGCGGCGAGAAGGCCATCGAGGCGGCGTCCCGCTTCCGCGGCTGCGGCATCCGCGACTACTTCCGCCTGGTGGCCCGCTCGGAGGGGCGCGAATTGCCCATGTTCAGCGGCACGGGCACCGAGTTCATCGAGGCCGCGTTCTCGACGATCTCCCTGCCGGGCATCCTGTCCAACGTGGCCAACAAGATCATGTTGGAGGCGTACAACAACGTCGAGCAGTCATACCGGGCCGTCGTCCGCGTCGGGTCGCTGAACGACTTCAAGCCGCACTACCGCTACCGGATGACGGAGGACATGAAGTTCCAGAAGGTCGGCCCCGACGGGCAGCTTCAGCACGGCAAGCTGGGCGAGCAGAAGTACACCATCCAGGCCGACACGATGGGCATCCTGTTCAGCCTGGCCCGGCAGATGATCGTGAACGACGACATGTCGGCGTTCGCGGACATCCCCCGGCGGATCGGCATCGGTTCGGCCGAGGCCATCGTCGAGGCCGTCTGGACGCTGCTGCTGGCCAACAAGGACTCGGCGGGCAACGACTTCTTCGCGACGGCCAACAAGAACATCCTCACCGGCACGGACTACGTGCTCTCGGTCGATGGGCTGTCGGCGGGCTACACGCAGTTCCTCCAGCAGACCAAGCCCAACGGGCGGCCTTTGGGGCTGGAACCGCGGGTCCTGCTGGTCCCCACCACGCTGCGGGTCCTGGCCGAGACGCTGATGGCCAGCAAGCTCATCATCGAGTCCATCGCCACGACCGGCTCGACGAGCAAGCCCAAGCCGCAGGACAACCCGATGGCGGGCAAGTTCACCGTGGCCTCCAGCGCCTACCTGTGCAACGCGACGCTGGCGGGCTACTCGAACACGGCCTACTACCTGTTCGCCGACCCGCAGGTCATGCACGCCATCGAGATCGGGTTCCTCAACGGCATGGAGATGCCGACCGTGGAGCGGGCGGAGGCGGACTTCCAGACCTTGGGCATCCAGTTCCGGGGATTTGTGGACTTCGGCGTGGCGATGGGCGAGCCGCGGGCGGCGCTGAAGGTCACGGGCGCCGCGTAGTCGTTTGGCACTGACCCTTACGAAACCTTGAACGATTCAGCAGGAGACGAACATGGCAAACTTCGCACAGTACGTGATGGACGACGAGGCCATCGACTACACCCCGTCGTCGGACGTGGCGGCCGGGCAGGTCGTCGTCATCGGCGACATCGTGGGCGTGGCAAAGCTGGACATCGCGGCCAACCGGCTGGGCGCCCTGCACGTCGAGGGCATCTTCGACTTCCCGAAGGCCACGGGCGGCGGATCGGCCATCGCCAACGGCACCACGGTCTACTGGGATGCGGTCAACTCGGTGGCGACCGCCACCTCCACCGGCAACAAGATGCTGGGCAAGGTGGTCCGCGCGTCGGCGGACGCCGACGCGACCGTCCGCGTTCGGCTCTACGGCCAGGCGGCCTCCAGCACCAACCCGCTGTCGGCCGGGATCGCCGACCCTGGGGCGTCCGGGGCGATCCCCGTGACCGCCAGCGGCCATTGCGAGATCGTGACGGCGGCGGCCGAGACGCGGACGCTGGCGGCCCCGACCTTCAACGGCCAGCAGCTCCTGCTGTCCATGAAGACCGACGGCGGGGATTGCGTCATCACCTGCGCCACCACGGTCAACCAGACCGGCAACAACACGATCACCCTGAACGACGCGGGCGACGCGCTGCTGCTTGTGGCCAAGCAGAACGGGACGAACCTGCGCTGGTCGGTGGTCAGCAACGACGGGGCTACCCTCAGCACCGTGTAGCGGATCGGAGTTAACGGTCGCATGACGCAGGTCCAGGACATCTTCAAGGATGCCGCCGGCTGGCTTGCCGACCAGCGAGCCAAGTTCGCCTCGCAGGTCGTCACGTACCGCCAGGGCGACAAGTCCGTCCAGTTGCCCGCTGCCCTTGGGTCCACCCGGTTCGAGGTGGAGAGCAGCACCGGCGTCATTGAGTCCGTGGAGAGCCGGGACTTCATCATCCGGCGGGCGGACCTGGCGGTCGGCGGCGTGGCGCTGCTGCCTCTGGAGGGCGACACGATCCTCCTGGCCCAGGGCGACGGGACGACCGGGACGTACCAGGTCCTCCTGCCGCCGGGCAGAGAGCAGGCATGGAGCTTCAGCGACCGCCACGAGACCAGCATCCGGGTCCACACCAAGCAGGTGGCGCAGGCGGCGCAATAGGACACGAACATGGCGACCAAGAAACCCCTCATCGCGACCGACGTGGCCCTGGTCAACGGCGGCCTGCCCGTCAGCGCCGCCGGCCTTGCGGCAGCCGCCGAGCCGGGCAAGAAGATGTCCGTGGTCAGCACGGCCGGCGGCACTACGATCCTTGCGGCCAACGCCAACCGCGTGGCGGCGATCATCACGAACCTGAACACCACCAGGATGCTGTCGCTATCCCTGGGCGGCACGCCGGTATCCGGGGCGGGCATCCCGCTGGCGCCGGCCGCAGATGCGACGCATCCGGGCGGCACAGCCATCATTCAGGGCTACACCGGCGCGATAAGCGGAATCATGTCGGGCAGCGGGTCCAGCAACGACGTGGCGGTGACGGAGATTTGACCATGACCGATGTGAGGAATCCATCCGCCAGCTACTCGCAGGGAACCGGCATCAGCATCTCCGGCGGCGCGATCGCCCTGTCGTCGGGGACCATCGACCGCACGTTGAATCCGACTACTCAGGGCACGGCGAAGTACGCCTCCCGCGTCACCGTCAAGGACGACGCCGGCAACGTCGTCGCTCGTCGGCATCGGGTGCTGGTCATGCGGACCAACGTCGCGGGTGGAACGCCGAACGGAACCGGCGGGTCCATCTCCAGCATCGCCGACGGCGTGGTGCTCTCAACGCTCTCGGGCGGTTGCCTCTATGACTGCCTGACCAACGCGGACGGGACGCTCAACATCAATCACAGCGGCCCCGACGCCGGATGGAGTCACCTGTACGCA